AAAGACCAATGACACAGATCGCATTCCAGCGTAAAATATCAGATCGTGGAATGACTGTAGTCGGTCTTGGTTCAAAGGCAGAAATTCAAGGACGTGTACTTGTTCCACGCGCTGTACAAACTGGCGAGGTCGACTGGGGTCTTGCTTCACGCTACTCTCGCGGTTAGGAACTAATATGCGCAAGCATAACACAACAAAAGGCGTTATGCCTTTAGTACTTTTTATTATCATAGCAAACTCCACGGGAGCATTTGCGGCGGATAAGCCAACAACGTTTGCAACTGTAGACGCTGGAATTAAAGCGTTAAAGATTGCGCCTGATGTTCGCGCAGGATACGCGCGCTCACTATTTAAGCACTGGTCGGATCTTGACAAGAACGGCTGCAGCACACGCAACGACGTGATTATTCAGGAGGCTCTTGTTAAGCCTAAGGTTGATAAAGGTTGCAAGATCGTAAAGGATACAGGCAAGTGGTACTCTGCGTATGACGGTTTGACCGTTACAAATTTTTCCGCACTAGACGTTGATCACATGGTCCCGTTAGCCGAGGCATGGGATTCAGGGGCAAGTAAGTGGGACGCGACAAAGCGCGAACAATACGCAAATGACATGGGTGATGAGAACGCGTTGATTGCTGTCACCGCAGCGACTAACCGCTCGAAGTCAGATCAGGATCCAGCTGACTGGCTTCCTGCAAAGGACGTTTGCACATATGTTAAGAATTGGGTTCACGTAAAATTGCGTTGGTCACTTACAGTCGACGATAAAGAGCTCAAGGCAATTAAGGACGCAAATGCAAAATGCCCTAAGGCAAAAATTTCAGTAGTAATAGTAAAATAATAGATTATGTCTGCCGTCTATGCTCTCGTGTCATCTGGTGAACCAGGCATAGTTCGCTATGTCGGAAGAACTAAGCCAGACTCACCGGAGCGCCGTCTTAGAGATCATAAGAACGATGCTAAGGCTGGTGGGAAATATCACGTTCACAACTGGATTAGAAAAGTACAAGATAGCGGGAACACTGTAGTTGTAATAACTTTAGAGTCTGATCTTACCTGGGAAGAATCTGGTAAGCGAGAAATATATTGGATAGCATACTATAAAGAGCAAGGCTTCGATCTAACCAATATGACCTCCGGCGGTGATGGTGCTCCCAACCTATCGGAAGAAGTTCGTCTAGCTATGTCTGCTAAAATGCGTGGAAAAGGACACCCACAGTCAGAAGAGACAAGAAGAAAAATAAGTGAGACACGTAAAAAGTTAAAAATTAAAGCTTCAGATGAAACTAAACAAAAGCAGAGAAAAGCAAAGCTAGGAAAGCCAGTTTCTGAAGAAACTAAAATAAAAATAAGCAAAGGAAGTGTTGGGAGAAAAGCGTCTGATGCTGCACGACAAAAGATGTCAGCATGGCAAATTGGTCGAGTGCTATCAGACGAGCACAAGGAAAAAGTAAAAAACACACTAAAAGAATACTACTCAGAGGAGTCAGGTAGACTTCCTGGCGGAAGAAAGAGAAAATCATGAGCGAAAATACATATAACGCGCCTGCGCCATCAGCAGCCGTGCCGCAAGGAACAGCTGCACGTCTTATCCAGGTAGCTTTATCTCAAGTGGGTTACTTCGAAGGGCCTAAAGATAATGCCACAAAATACGGAGAATTCACAAAGGCGAACTTCTTGCCTTGGTGTGGATCATACGTAATGTGGTGTGCAAACCAAGCTGGAGTTAAGGTGCCTAACACCGTTTCAACAGTTGCAGGCGCAGATGCTTTCAAGAAGCAAAAGCGTTGGTACGATAACGACGGAGTAAATACTCCACAACCTGGCGACATTGTCTACTTTGACTTCCCAGGAGACGGCGTAGACCGCATCTCGCACGTAGGTATCGTTGTAAAGGATAACAAGGACGGTACAATGATTTGCATCGAGGGAAACACCTCAGGTAACGCTAAGGGTGACCAGCGCAACGGCGGGGAAACCTGCAAGAAAGAGCGCGGCTATCTAAAGAATAACAAGAAGAAACTTGTTGTTGGAGTTGTCGGTTGGGGTCGTCCCGACTACGCAGGATCAGCAGCAGCGCCTGTTGCTCCTAAGGTAGTAAAGGAAAAGGATACAACCGGTAAGATATATCCTGGAGACACGATTGATCCCGGCGAGGTAGGCATTCACGTTAAGACCGTGCAGGCAGCTCTTGAGATCAAGCCAGCCGACGGACAATTTGGTCCTGTAACAAAGAAAGCTGTGATGGCACACCAGAAGGCTAAGAAGCTGCCTGTCACCGGTATCGTTGACGCGGCAACTTGGAAATCTATTACAGGATTGCCTGTAAAGTAGACCTTTCAGGTATATAGTAATACTAGTTTTTGGTGTCCCGGGAGAGAACGCCTAAAACATAGAGAGCCGGATAGCGCGAGTAATCGCGCGTCCGGCTCTATCTTTTAAGACTAGATAGTGTTGTTATCTATCTCCACCTAATTGGCGACTTCTTTATGTGGTCTACTAAAACCGCTGGGTCAAAGTAGATGTCAATCCCTGCCCTGTACGCCTTAATACACCAGGATATGTCTTCACCCACGGTGTCAATTACCGCGTTGCCTGCGGAGTCTTTTCCAACCTGCACCTGCTCATGGTTAAACCAAGGACGCTGGATACTTTCAAACACGCCGTACTTCATTGCAACAAACCCGAAGCCGATACTTTGCACCTTCATAGGTTCACGCATCTTAAGAATTTGTTCAGCGGGTATTCCTCCTGGAGTACCCCAGGCGTGAACCGTTGTCGTGTAGCCGTCTGCTAGTAGATACGCGCCCGACGTTACGTCGTACTCGGAGTCGTATATTGCAAAGAAGTCCTCTACCGCCCAGGCAATATCAGAGTCAATCCAAAATATCTTGTTATAGGTAATATCTTTTCCGCCAGGTGACTCCTGTGTTGGATCAAGGTCAAGTCCCTCTGCCCCGCTGGCTGTCAGCTCTCTTGCGTGGTGCACCAAGGACGTGTACGCGTTAAGCCACTTGTATGTGATTCCACGTCTGTCACACTCCGCTAAGGTAAGAACTAGACTCTTTACGTATTGAGCCTCGAGCATCGCGCCAGGAGTCGCGATAAGTACATCGTAATGCTGCACTACTTTCTTCCCCACTGTATGTAATTCCATCCGCGCTCATGTGCGTAGTAAATAAACACTTTAACTACCGTTTCCCAAAACGCAATTGTAACAGAAAGACCAGCATTTCTTGTAATAACATAGGCAACAGCAACAGAGGAAAGCGTACCCCATATACGATAACTTAATGCCTTGGCAAAGGATCTAGCTCTGGTTACTGTCATCAGATTCACCCCACTTTTTGTCAACAAAGTAAACAGCAATAGCAGCAACTATAAGTGAAACAACAACTGCAACAGCATTTTCTAACATTTATATGCCCATCTCTTTACGTTTTTGAGTAGCGCTGATAGCTTGCGTAGCAGCATCTAAGACAACCTCCTCGATCTTGTAACCAACATCACGGCCGTAGACAATATTCGTGATGTTAGGGAATCGAACAACCATCGCGTCCTTCATTGCTTGATCCTTGTCGATGTAAAACTTTACCTGGTCAAATGACAGTGGATCCTTCTCGCTCGTTCCTTGCGTGTTGCGCACTCCTAGTAGAACCTGCGATGTTCGCTTTCCGGCTTCATTGTAGAGAGCATGATGACCCTCATGCCAAGGTTGGTAGCGTCCAAGCATTAAAGTTGTCGGCTTCTTCCAGTCATGTAGACCGGCTGCGGTAAGGACAATTTGAACTTCTTCCTCTACCGTGCACCCTGCCTCAACGCGAACACTGTATTCAAGCGGGTCCTCCCACATCTTGTTGGTGTCTGCAAAGCGTCCTTCCTCGATACGGTCTACCCACACGAGGAAGTCTGGCTTACCAAATACCTTACGCGTTTCAAACGTAGGGCATACAAAATCAACGATAACTAGACGCCCTTGTGCATCTAGCAAACGAGCTAAGGCTCCCATACGGCGAGACTGCTCGATGCGATCCTCGGGAGTAAAACCAAGGTCCTTGTTGAGATCAGCCCTAACCTCATCTGCGTTAAGATGAATAGCATCCGTGTGCTCCATCAGTGCCTTAGCTAGCGTTGTCTTACCAGAACCTGGTAGCCCAATAATTTGAATGATCATGTGTTTTTCCAAAACTCTAGTCCCGAATACTGCTTAATTGTTGCAGGCGAAAAGATATTGCTGTAGTCGTATTCTTCACGTTTAATTGTTGACTTTACCTTGTGATGATCCTTAGCTCCCCAGATATCTTCATACTTATGAGGTGTATCTAGTGACGTGTACGTATGGACGTAGTTAGGAATCTCAAGGAAGTCGTACACCTTTTCTATGGTAGCTTCTGTATCCTTAGTGAGGTCGTCATAGTCTACTAGTAGAATATTATCCTTAAACTCCGGATACAGCACTCGTTTAAGATTTTCAATTCCTTTTAGAATTCCATTTTCTTCATTGCCAAGCTCCATAAAGTAGCGAGCTCTCTTATCTGCCATCAAGGTCTTGTCTCGATATTTTATGTATATAGTCTTGTCGTACTCGTTATTAGGGTCATTTTCGCACAGTCTATTCCAGGATGCAAGTATCCCTAAGACATCGCGGACAGGGCATACAACCCTAATATCATTTTTAAGGTGGTTTTCTAGAATCACGTACGGGTGCCCATCTAGCCAGGAAAAGTTCTTATCGATGATGTACTTCTCGGGGCGGACACTGTAGAATGTTGGAATGATAGTTTCCATAACAGCGTAGATAGAGTCAAATTGATTAGCGTCTTTATTCTCTTTACTTTGATACTGGTTATACGCGGCGCCTAATGTATTAGGAAGAGTTGACTGTGGTGAGACGTATATATCTGGGTTTTGATTAAGGATAGAAGATAGCAAAGTTCCACCTGAGCGTGGAAGCCCTGCCATGAAAAAGAACTTCTTTTCGTCATGTGTAGTCATGTGTAAATAGTAACATACAAAAGTAAAAAGCCGCCTAGTCTTCACTAGACGGCCTTTACATGTTAAGGTTTAGTTCATTGCCTCGTATATAGCTCGCAACGCCGCCTGAGCTGTTTGACGCTCCTCAGGTGTTGTTGCTGCCTGAACCGCAGCTTGAGCGGCAGTAATTGCTGCCTTCTGCTCGGCGGTTGGCTTAGCCTTTCCAGCCTCGCCACGCGTAGTAGGCGCATAAGGTGCATCTTCATCTTCAATTGAAGCAACATAAAGCTGTGCCCACGCCGCGGCCTCTGCCGCGTCTGCCCAAGGTGTCTGGTCTGGCCAGTCAGGTTGAAACAATGATGGTGCGTCAGCGTCTGGGTAAAACACACGCACCGCGTTTGTTCCTTCTTCAATTTCGTATCTTAGTGCCATGTTTACTTTTCCTTTGTTGTTGTTGTTGTTTTATATCTTATTGTGTTTAATTTCTACTACTACTACTATTACTAGCCTCCGTATACAACTGAGCGCCATTTCTCTGACGAAGAAAGTGTTCTCTGTGTCCAGGTTATACCGTTAGTAGACGATGCAGCGGTAGCTGAGTCATATGCAACCGCTACAAACTTTCCACCACCGTATGTAACTGAGTGCCAGATCGAGGAGGAAGGAAGTGTGCCTTCCGTCCAGGTTATACCGTTAGTAGATGAAGCGACTGTAGTCGAGTAAAAAGCAACCGCAACAAACTTTCCACCGCCGTGGGTAATTGATCGCCAGTACCCATAGGCAGGCAGTGTTCTCTGTGTCCAGGTTATACCGTTAGTAGACGATGCAGCGGTAGCTGAGCTGTATGCAACCGCTACAAATACTCCGCTACCGTAGGCAACTGATTGCCAGTTCAATGAGTAAGGCAGCGTCCTCTGTGTCCAAGTGACACCATCTGTAGATGAGGCGGCAGTATCTGTTTCTGCCGCAACCGCTACAAATACTCCGCTACCGTAGGCAACTGAGCGCCAGTTCAATGAGGAAGGAAGCGTGCCTTCCGTCCAGGTTATACCGTTAGTAGATGTAGCTGCAGTAGTTGAGTTAGAAGCAACCGCTGCGAAGACTCCTCCGCCGTAGGTAACTGAGCGCCAGGCCGGGGAGGAAGGAAGTGTGCCTTCCGTCCAGGTTATGCCGTTAGTAGATGAAGCTGCTGCAGTTGAGTAATAAGCAACCGCTGCAAATACTCCGTTGCCGTAGGCAACTGATTGCCAGTACGCTGAGGAAGGAAGTGCGTAGTCATAAAAGAATTTTGTCCAGGTAATTCCGTCCGTAGATGTAGAGGCGCCCTGTGACAGGGCAGCAACCGCTACAAATACTCCGCTACCGTAGGCAACTGAGCGCCAGTCCAAGGAGGAAGAAAGCGTTCTTTGGGTCCAGGTTATGCCGTTAGTAGATGTAGCTGCAGTAGTTGAGTTAGAAGCAACCGCTACAAATACTCCGTTGCCGTAGGTAACTGAGCGCCAGTTCAATGAGGAAGGAAGTGTGCCTGCCGTCCAGGTAATTCCATCTGTAGACAATGCAGCGGTAGCTGAATAGAAAGCAACCGCTACAAACTTTCCACCACCGTAGGTAACTGATTGCCAGATCGAGGAGGAAGGAAGTGTGCCTTCCGTCCAGGTTATACCGTTAGTAGATGTAGCTGCGCTCCCTAAGTAAGCAGCAACCGCTACAAATACTCCGCTACCGTAGGCAACTGATTGCCAGGCCGATGAGGAAGGAAGTGTGCCTTCCGTCCAGGTTATACCGTTAGTAGACAATGCAGCGGTAGCTGAATACAAAGCAACCGCTACAAATACTCCGTTGCCGTAGGTAACTGAGCGCCAGATCGGGGAGGAAGGAAGTGTGCCTTCCGTCCAGGTTATGCCGTTAGTAGATGAAGCTGCTGCAGTTGAGTAAGAAGCAACCGCTACAAACTTTCCACCACCGTATGTAACTGAGTTCCAGCCATCTAGAGAAGGAAGCGTACTTTCCGTCCAGGTTGTACCGTTAGTAGATGTAGCGGCGATTAGTGTGGCTTGCGCAACTGCAACAAACTTTCCACCGCCGTAGGCAACTGATCGCCAGTTAAATGCGTAAGGCATCTTCGGTCCAGAACTTGGAGACGCCCAAGTAATTCCATCAGTTGACAACGAGGCTGCTGCATAATTAAAAGCAACAGCGGCAAAGACTGGTACGGGTGGGAGTAAAAACGTCTTAATATTCTGCGCCGCAGAAATTCCTAATACAGGCATATGAAAGCTCCTCGTAGCTCTAAAGGATATTGCCCTATGCTTAAGATGCAACACCAGTGTCTAACAGACTAAGGCTATTTTACACTATTCTTCTTTGCCTGTTTCTTGATCTAATACATATTTAATACTAGAAGCAGACCATTTGCCGCCGTAAGCAGCTGGTATACTCTCTGCGTTGAGCTTCCTAGCTATACCGTTCATCGACTCGCCGGCTTCTCTTTCAGTGTATATACGATTTAATACTGCTTCAGGGATTCTTTTCTTAGGGCCAAGATCTACTCCCCAGACTTTTCCTTGCGAGCGTCTGTCAGAGTGAACGTCCTTCTGGCGTTCGGAGATGATAGATCTTTCCATCTCAGCGAGGGCAGACATAATAGTAACAACAAAACGAGATTGATATGAAGAAGTATCTAAATTAAGATCAAGAAGAACTAAACGCCAGTTATGCGTCTTAGAGTGATCAATAATAGATAAGAAGTCCTGCGTCGAGCGAGATAGACGATCTAGGCGGGTAACAAACAAGGCATGGGCTTTGCCTGACTCTAAGTCTGCAAGGGCTCCACGTAAGGCAGGGCGACCTTTAATAGACTTGCCGGAGCGGCCTTCCTCGCGTACAAGTTGTACATTTTTGTATCCTGCAAGCTCTGCCGCTTGACGTAACGTACGTTCTTGTACATCAAGAGAAACGCCGTCTTGAACCTGCATAGACGTAGATACACGTGCGTAAAGAAGCGCTATCTTGTCATCAAGTTCCATTGAGATATCATACTATAAATAGCTAGAAATGTGTAAAATATTGCATGTACATTTACTGCAGACATAATACTTTGTCCGTTCTAATGTACAATTTTTACAAACAAACAAGAGAACCAAACTGCTATTAAGGGTTAAAATAAAGGGTGTATGCTTTTAAGGCGTCTTTAAGTGGTCTGGCAGGGTTTAGAGTATGAAACAGTCACCGCAGGTGAGCCTACGAAGAAGAGACTATTCTATCTACTGTAAAGAAAACTAAAGGTTGCTATTAAATAGTAGTGTATCCATAATAAACGGTCTGTGATGAGCCGCTAGTGTTGGCAATTGTAAAATCAAACCTATTACTACTAGTTCCCGCATACGTAGCATCTGTACTAATTGCACCTGCTACTCCTTTAATCTGATTAGGTATGGCAGTTATTGAAATAGGACTTCCACCGCCCGTATAGTTCCAAGCGTACTGATATCCTATTGCCGCTACATTAGTATTTGTCACAGTGGCTGT